GGTGCATTTGCTGTTGGGGGTGTATTGTTTACTACCGTACTCGACACGGTATTGGTCTCAGCAAAAGAGTTTGAAATTGATAGGTACATAAATACCAAAGACAAGAATGCACAGAAAAGATAAAAATACCCTTTTAACATTTCCATCTCTTTCTTGCTTGTCTTAGTCTTGAATTAGGATCTTTAGCTGCTTTTGGAAACTTTTTCATTTGTCCTGCACTTCTTGCACAAAACGACTTTCTTCTTTTCGCTGCTTTACTACCGGGCTTTACTTTACCAGTCACAGCAGTTTTTAATTTAGAACCAGGGTTGTCACGTCTATACTTAGCAACACCAGCCTTAGTCATCCCCGCCCCAGATTTAGTGGGGCGGAAATATTTTTTTGTTTTAGGTGGTTGCTTATCTTTAGCCATTACTAAAAATACAGGTTAACGAAGTAATGTTTGTCAATGTAGCATGGATTTTAGTTTGAAATCTAATACCGTTATCACCTATGTAAGTTTCAACCATTTGGGTTGCACTTGCAGGTGTATCAATATCAAATCTAGTTTCACCACCACTAGCATCTTTAAGCACAATGCTTCCTGCGGATCCTGCACAAACAGCATGTACTGCTATTAATCGTGCAGGTCCACTAGTCACATCACCTGTTGCAGTCACCTTTGATGTTTTATATCCAAACATAACTTACTCCTATTGGGTATCAAATGGTGTTGCGATAGATCCTGAACCAACGAGTTCACCTGATACATAATATAGGTTTGCTGCAATAGCAGTAAACTTAATGTAAGAACCTTTCAAACCACCTGTAGTTGCGACAGAAGCTCCTGCCTCTCCATTAAGATTAACTTCATTGTTTGCTGTAGCGGGAATAAACTGTTTACCTGCTACGGATGCATCAATACCAATAGTAACACCACCAACAAATTTATCATCTGTTGAGGCTGTTTTTATTGTTCCTGTAAAATCATCAATGAATAAAATCTCAAAAGTTGTTCCAATTGTGTTTGGATTGTTTGGATCGCTGCCTGGACCTGCTATAGCACTATCTGCTGTAGAATTAATTGCAGGTATGGTTATAGCTGTGGGTGTTCCCGCAGGATCCATTGTTACTAATCTACCTGCGTGATCAGCAACAGTTAAGTCAGTCGCTAATGTGACTGCTTTTACTGCATCTGGACCTAAATTAATAAAACCGTTTTTCGATCTTACTGGTCCGTCAAAAGTTGTATTTGCCATAATAAACCTCCTTGGTTATATAGACCATAATTACACAATCTCTATATCGTCTGTCTAGCCAGTTTGTGTAATTTGAATGCTAGAAATTTAAATATGACATAAAAAAAGGGCGGAGTCAAAGACAACCGCCCTTTAAAAGGAGGAAATAGATATGAATATCTATGTGTTCACTAGGAACCTTGTGAGCCGTATACACAACGAGGATCTGAGAAGCCGAAGCTGTATCTTTCTCTCGCCTTGTATCTCACATTACCTGTATCGAAGTCACCTTCCATAGCTGTTGATAATGGAGTTCTTACAAAGTGCTTAAAGCCATTTGGTGCATCAGTTTTAATGAAATAACCATCTGTATCTGTTAAGTAGTGATTCACTACATAACTCTCAGGGATCATGTTCATGTTTCTTAATGCATTAATGTCATTGTCAGCGGTTCCTGTTCTTCCTGGTGAGTTTAAGATTCTGTCAGCAACAAATTGTAATTGTACAGGAATAATTAATTTTCTTCCTCTTGTTGCAATCAATAATCCTCTTTCATCAATAAATTGTGAAATATCAATAAGAGCCTGTTCTAATGAAGTTTCATTAAGGTCAGCGTCTGTTGAATTTCTATTTGAGAAAGTTCCACCGAGAGATGTTGGGTGAGCTGCGTTTACAAGTGAAACACCGTCACCACCAGGATTTGTACCTGCTGCACCTGATGCTGCAAAAGCATTGTTTAACACATCAGCAGCTTTAATCTGCTTTGTGTAAGCCATTGATCTTGCTAAAGCACGTGTATATCTTGCAGAAAGTCTGTCATAAAGATTATCTTCAACAGCTTCTTCAGTAATAGCAAATGCTAAAGCAATAGTTTCGTGTGAATAACGAGAAGTAAAGCTTTCTTGAGCTTGATCAAAAGTGACCGCTGCTCCTTCAGCTTTTGTTCTTGCATTACCGAAACCAACTAGCATTACTTCTTCTTCAAAAGCTCTCTCTGATGTTTCTTGATCAAAGATTTCTGCATGTTCGTTTTCGTATTTATCATACTCCAGGCCGAATAAAGCGTTCAAACCTGGCTCTAGTTCTTTAACTAGTTGTTGTCTTGATATAGCCATAATTTAACCTCCTTATACGCCTGTTGTATCAGTTAAAGAGTGCTTATTGATCTTAACAATGATTGAAGCATTAGCTGCTGTATAATCACTGTTATCTGGATCAGTTGATAAAGACACTACTCTAAAATTTGCTGCATTTGATGTAGCGAATGAGCCACCATCTAATACAACATTTGATACACCATCTTTTGTTGAACCCGCAGAGTAAGTTGCAATGTTTGCGTTGCTACCTACTTGGGCTTGTCCTGCGTTTGTGTCATCCACTTTCACTTCGAAAAGTGCATTTGGATCATCGATAACATTGGCTACAATGTCATCTGCTACGATCGCACCTGGATAATAATTTGAATAGGTTGGTTTTTGTGTGGTTGGATCAGTATAAAAACAACCGTTAAATACCCCTATCAACTCAGCACCCTTGGTGGACCCTACGGAGATAGATCCGTTTGCATTAAGCACAACTGGATCACCCTGAAATATTGCACTGGTTTCGTTACTTGCAATCACATACTCGTTTTGTGCAGAAGCATTATATCCTGCACCAACTTTCTTGACCGAACGAAAACCAAACAAGCTATTTATATTTGCCATCTTGGACTCCTTATGTCTAAGTTGTTAATAAACGACTTAAGGAAACTATTTTTTTCCGCCTCCAAAAGTCACCTTACTTTGCCTATCCGCATGGATTGGCATACTAGGGTGTTCGTCACGAAATAAATCATTTTCTACCGAATCATTTTGTCCTTGTGTTTGTTGACGGAAATATTCATCCCGATCTTCTTTAACTTCCATAGGACATCTCATCAGTATTAAGCCACCAACTCCTATTACACCTTTGTATTTACCATCTTCATATTTTGGTAAATCAAATCTGTCTGGATACTCATCTGCCCTAACAAATTCATATCCTGAGCGTAATCTGCCCATGATATTTTTATCATCAGACATACCACGCATTTCAGCACGTACCCACCGATGATGAAAACCCTCAGGTGGCTCGGGTGCTTGAAGTGATGATGGAGGTACCCAACCTCTTTTACGAACTGTATTTTCACGGGTTTCTTTCGAGCGTGAAGTCTTATTTATTGTTTGTTTTTCTTTTTCCATTTATGCCTCCTTCACGTATTTAGCATATTGTTCAAGTGTAACTCCTAATCTTTTTGCCATTGCGGCTTGAGAAGGGGACAACTTGACTGTCCTACGCCCAGATGCTTTGTTTGTGCGTGTTGCAGAGGCGACAGGTTGAGCGACTTTTGCTACCTCTGGACTTCCCCCTTGATTNAATTTTTGTGGGAAGTATTCACGAATTTTTTCGTCAAGCTTATCATAGTATAAATCTGTAGATGGATCAATCTTTTCCTGTAAGACTAAATTTTTATGTATAGCCTTAGCTGCTTCAGTCATTACAGGATCTTCACCAAACCAATCATTTTTTTCTGCCCATTCAACTGCTTTAGGATCAGCTTTTGGTTTTGGAACTTGTTGATTTACTTGTGTTTCTACTTGATTTTGCACATTTTCTTCTGGCTTTTTTTGTTCTTGTATTTGTTTTGAGTATTTTAATCTTTCTGCATCTATTGTTAATCTTGCAATTTCTTCGTTTGCTTCAATTTGTTGATCAACATTTCTTGTTGCTATAGCATTCTTTAATTTATTTTTTGCTAGATCTAATTGATTATTAACTCTAGAACCAAACTCATCAATGTAATTTTTATCTAATGTTTCATATTTAGATTTGATGTCATTTGCTTCTTTTTGTACACCTTGAGCATATTGTAGAGCAGATTCTTCACGTCTTTCTGCTTCACGTAATCTTTTAGTAAGCTTATCAATTCTTTTTTTTACTGAAGCCGAGTACTCAACTGTTTCATCATCTACTTTAGGTTTTGATTCTTCAACAGAAGGTGTTTCAGTTACCTCTACACTAGGTTCTTGCTCTGATGTTTGTATTGCTTTATTAGTCTCATCAACTGTTACTTCAACAGTATCATTTGGCATTGTTTCTTGTTCTTGCATGTCTGCCTCCTTACATGGTTAAGAAATCTTCAGGGTTATCAACAACACCTAAGATTTCATCATCATTCATTAATCTAACTTCACCATCTGTTATTTTAATTCGAGATCCAGCAAATTTACCGAAAATTACCCAGTCTTTTTCTTTACACCAAGGACCGTTGGGAAATTTTTCTTTTTCTTTATATGCATCTGGTCCGATCTTTAAAACAAGACCAATGCTACTTGCTACCTGTGATTCTTCTAAAGATTGATCAGTTAGAATTATACCGCCTTTAGTTTTCTCATTTCTTTTATATGGGAGTACTAATATCCTCCAACCTGTTGGTCTAGGAAGTTTCTCAATCGCTGAGTCCTTCATCGTCATGCTCCATTCTTTTTAGCAACGAATTTAATTCACTAAGAATTTCGTTGTAAGCATGGTACTTACCTACCATGTGTTTATATTCTTCCCAATCTTTAACACCTGATGTTAAATATAAACTAATGTCGTTTTGTTTAACTTTCAAGATCTTTCTTAGATGATCTGCTAATTTAATTATGTCCATTTAGCAGAGGCAACAATCTTTGCAAGTGACTCACATCTATTTTTTGTTTGCTTATGCCATCTCGAGTCCTTCATGTGCATGGCAGCCATTTCTCCATCTTTTTCTTTTAAACTAGCCCACATGTTACGGAACTGTTTGACACCTGTAGCCCCCAATTGAAATACCATCTCTACCAAAACTTCTTGAATTGATTGAGGCAAATCATCATGACTACCTATTTTTTTTAAAATTAATTCGTCTGCACCTGCCGCAGCTCTGTTCAAATCAATATCAAATAATTCATCCGCTTCTTCTTGTGTAATTTTTACACCTTCTTGAAATCTTTTTCTTTCATGCGGTTGTACGAGATGTCCTATACCCACAGTTAATTTCCCTAGAGTATCCTTGTACGGTTCTAAAACGCAACCCTCATGGACACGCACTCGTTCTCGAAGTGAATCTGTAATTTCAATCATTATATCCCCCAATTCTTTTTATCTTCATGTTCATCTTTTTCAGGTTTATCTAAACCTAGCAGTTTTCTTAGCAATATTTTTAGGTTGTTTAACAAATTGTTTTCCTTTCTTTGTACCTTTTCTCTTAGCTCTAGTTGTAGCTGCATACTCAGCAGGTGTCAACGATTTGATTGCTGCTGTAGGTAAATATCTTTCACCTGTTTTACTAGATGGCTTACCTGACTTAGTGCGCCATTTTTGTTTACCCCAGTCCTTAAGACTTTTTTGTGATTTTTTTAACGCCACGACTCCTCCTTATGCTCTCTTTACCCTTTTTAAAAATGTTAGCAACTTTGTTTTTACCCATGACTTTAGCTCTTTGTTCTCCAACAGTAAGAATTTGAATTTTTCTTGCAAATGGCTTTTTAACTTTTCGCACTTTTGATACCGTCTTTCGTGCATCAGTCGGAGTAGCAAATTTGATACGAACAGTGTCTTTTGGATTTTCATCAGTATATAATCTTCTTCCTGTGCCCTTAGGTTTTTTACCTGTTCCCTTTTTTGGATCTGCCACTTAAAGCTCCTTTTAATATTTTAGCTTGTTTTGCATGTGTCTTTGATGCTTTTTTTAAACCCTTAATTACTTTTTTAACTTTTCTCATGCCTGGCTTAGACACTTGTTGTTTCATTTGGGATCTTGATATTGCCATTAGTTTTTATAACCTCCACCTGCTTTTTTATAAGCCACTGCGGTCATCTGAGCCTTCCTCGCACTCCACTGTCCTGGCTTTCCGCCTTTTGATCCTGCTTTTATTCTATTAAATATTCTTTTTCTAAGACCAGGCTTAGTGTAATTACCTGCTTCATTTACTCTACTTTTACTTTTTTTCTTTTTTGTAGTCATCTGCGCCTACCTTGTCCCCTATATGGTTTATAACTTCTTCTTTTATGTTTGTTCATTGTAGATGTGCTTATTCTACCATCACCGATTGTAGTCTTTTTGACCACATGTTCAATAGCACTACCCTGAGTTTGTTTCTTCATGTTCGCAGATAGCACACTCGCACATACAGGTCATTTCACAATGACACATACATCCACATTTTACACAGGTGCTCATTTTGTAAGCTTCTTGCTTTTTTCCCAAGAGCGGAGCCCGGACATTCCGAGTAAAGCTGTGACGAGCGGGAATAAAGTTGACATATCAAGCTCTGGAAGTGGGTTATGTTGAATACTGAAAGCAGCTAAGATAAAAACGATAAATTGTTTTAATACGAATTCCCACAATATCGCTAAGGCACAGGACATCCCGATGAGGGGCCTCCACGACCGCTGCATCATACCGCCAAATCCTGTGGCAGTAGACTTAGCATCAGCTAAGTTAATGTCCATTTGTTTAGAATTAATTTCGTTTTCGAGTTCTTTGAGTTTATTTCTGGCGGCTAGTTTTTCCTCTTCACTAGTGTGAACACTATCGATAACTTTTCCGACAGTGTCCACTAAAGATCCGCCTAATAATTTTGATAACATTTATTAGATATATTGAGCGGCTACCCAACCGATTACAACACCGATTACAAGCCATTTTTTCTTTGGGTGGTCGTGCCACAACTTGATGATCATGTCTTTCATTAGAATACCCCCTTAAAAGGAACTTTCTTTATTTGAACAGCGTACTGTCCTTGTGTTTTAGACTTTGGAGGATCAGTTGGTGCTAATTTAAAAGGCACCTTTGACTTATCAGTCGTTTGAAACTGTCCTTTGTCTATACTTTTGTCTTTCATCATATTTACCTCTTAATGTACTGTAGGTTTCTGATACTGTACCTTGCTTCCACCTAATGTGTCAATTAAATTAATAGCAATCTCAGGTCCATAATTTTCCTCATATACTATTCTTGTAGTATATAACATAGCAGTAGCTAAAATTATTCTATCTTCATCCGTTAATGACGGTCTACGCAAGTAAACATCTAAATCAGTCATGTATTTTTGTAATTTTTGATCTGACATTATTTTTTTCTCGATATGCCTGCCTCTGAAAGAGCTATTGCTATGGCTTGTTTCCTGTTTTTTACTTTTTTTTTAGATTTTCCCATGTTTAATTTTTTTTCTTTAAATTCTTTCATTACTTTTTTAACTTTTTTTTGTTTTTTATCCATTTTATGTAATCTTTTTGTTAGCTAATACATTTTTAATTAATTTAACCTGCATATTTTTGTCAAAACCAGTTCCTTTTGTATTTTTTTTAAGACTTGTGTACTTTTTCATTAATTGACTACGACTAGGAGCCTTATATCTTCTTGTAGAAGTAGATGTATTGCTAGTTTTTTTTATTTTTGTATCTAATTTTGGTACTTTAATTGACATATCACGAGCCTAACATGTTTTTTGCAATGTTAATAGCATTTCTCTCCCTAGATACTTCTATTTTTTCTTTATCAATTTCATCTTTTTGAGCTAATCTTGCAATTTCCATCGTAGAATCATTTTGATCATCTTGTGTTCTTCTAATTAGGTCAGCTTTTCTAATGTTTAGTTCTTCCTCTTTTAAATTAATCAACGGATCTTTACCCGCATCAGGCATCATTTGTTTTTCTTCCTCGACTAACTGTTGTGTCAGTTCTACAATTCTGTTTGCAATCGCTTTTTGTGATTCCACTTGTATAGCTTGTGCTTCTTCAGGACTTAATTGTATTCCTTTTTGCTGTGCATCTTGTAATTTTTGTTGTGTGGTTGCTTGAATTTCTTCGTTTGCCATAGCTGAGATGTGGTCTGATATGTGTGCTTGTAAAACCATTAAAACTGCCATGTTATTTTTGACTAAGTTAGAACTCATAAATGTTTGATGAGCCTTAATGTGTGCCATGTGATCTTGACCAGGAAAAACTTGTAANGGTAAATTTCTCATAGAGTTGCCATTTTCCATACCAGGGTCCATNGGTTGTGGTGGTTGGGGCTCTGGTAAAATTTGTTCTATGTTTGGAACTCTTAATGCAACATACATTCTTCGATAAGCNTCTCTTAAATTATGCAACTCAGGTGCTGTTTGTGCCATTTGTAATTGAGTCTGTGCCATAGCAATTCGCTGTGACATAGAAAACATAGATGGATCACTTACAGGCATGATGTCAATTCGATCATCAAAATCCTGTTGCTTAATAGCAGGATCTACATTGCCTACGCTGTAAGGATAAACAGGTGGTAGAAATATTTGAAAAGTTTTTGCTAATAATTGAAATTCTTGTTTTTGAGAATTGTGTAATCTTTTATGTATTGAACTCATGACCATTGTGCCACGTTCCATAAGAGCCACAGTTGTACCTACAGGAGCATTTTGATTTATTGATGCATCACCAATTTTAGAATCAGCAACAGAAACAAATCTTTTTGCTGCATCAACACAAAAACCTAAGAGAGCAAATAAAGTTTGATCAGGTCCTTTATAAGGTAAGTTAATTAGCGAACCTTGTATCGTGCCACTTGGAGCATCTACATCTCTGAATTCTCCAGGTTGTAAAGGTTGATCATCATCTCTTATGCGTATACCTCTTGCCTTAAAACCCGCAGGTAAATTGCTTAGGGTACCTGCATCTAACAACTGACGCAGAGCTAATGTGGCAGTTTTTGAAAGACCGCCTATCATATGAATCAAACCAAAACCATAAAACCCTAAGCCAGGAAGGAATTTGTAATGTACAAAATATGCTTTCTTTTTTCTTAACGGATCTCCTTGTTCGTAGTTTCTATAAATTGATAAAATTTTATTACTGCTCTCATCAATAGTAACGATGTAAGGTAGCTTTTGTCCATCAGCATCCTCATATCCTGGTAAGTCTAAATAACAATGACTTTCATATAAAGTGTACATATCAGAGGTATAACCTTTTGATTTGACACCTTCGATTGAATCATACTTGTCTTGTACTTGATCATCTTCATTATATGGTCTAACATCAACATCTCGATACAATCCAAAAATTTGTTTTTTCTTAAGCTCAATTTCATTCATCTTAAGAATGTGCGTAACTCTTTCAGCATCATCTAAATAACTAGCACCATAAGGAACTACTAAATCTTCAGCAGGTACAAATTGTGAACGAGCTTTTTCCTCTGTTGAATCATAAAATATTTTTCTAAAAGCAGATCCTGCCAAAGGTAAATAAAATAACATTTGATCAGTTTCTGTTTCATAATCTTTCATTACATGTGTAATTTGATAATTCATATAATCTCTTACACGTTGAGCTTGTTCTTCAAGCTGTTCGTTTGATTGTCCAATNATGGATGTTTTTACTGGACCGTTTGCAGGTAATAATTCTTTGTATGCTTGTGATTGAAATTGTACGGCTGCTTCTGAGAGAACAGGGTGAGTAACAGCAGACGCACCTCTAAAAGGTCTGGAGCGTTCCTCATATTTNAAACCAAGTAAATCTAATCCTTTTGTATATTGTGTTTCCCAATCTTCTCTTGAAGTTTTATCATCTTCAATAGATGACATTAACTCAATAGAAATACTATCCAATTGTTCATCAGATAAATATATCGCTAAGTTAGAATCATGTCCTTCCTCAGGATTTGGATTATCCACAAGGGGTTGCATATTACCTTGAGAATCTTCTACAAATTCTCTTACTTCTTCTTCTGCACCAGGTTGAATAATCTCTAGTGGATCACCTTCAACTTCTACTTTATCTTCATTGTAATTAATATCTGTTGTAATTCTGTTATCAACTGCCATCATACATCCTTGTCTTTGGTCTTTTATTTGGTTTCATTAATTCAAAGCCACGTGGTCGTATTATTCTAACGGGCTTTTTCTTTTTTACGACTACTTTTTTCATTTTACATAAATAGGTCCATAGGGAATTTAGGTCCTGTTTTACCTGCCTCAATTGTATTTATACCACTATTTATATTTTTTTCTGACATTCTTCTTTCCTGAGATATTTGGTCTAAAAGTTGTTGTTGTTGCTTTTCATCCAATTGTTCGACATTATCAAAAACTACATCTATATTTCGTCTTGAAATAATTTCTTTGAATTTTTCATAATCCTCAGGTGTATACAGTTCTGCTGCTTGTGCTTCATTAGGAAATAGTATTTCTAATGCTGCTCCTATACCTCCTCCAAAAGCAACTTTAGAACCTAAGTTTAATATTTCTGATGCTCCACCAGATTTTGCAATACCAACAATCGCTGTTGTAAAAGCTGCTAATTTTTTTGGTGCTACTGTTTTAAATTTATTCTCAGCTATTTTTTCTGCATTTAAAGAAGCGGTGCTTCCTCTCATGCTGTCATAAACACTATCAATTATTTCTGGAGTCACTTTAGTATTATAATATTGAGCTACAGCAAACTTAAGTCTGTTAGCAACAAGAGTTCTAATTTTATCTTTTGTGTAAGGTTTATTTGTTGAAGGATCTATAGAATTTCTTAGATCAACAGCAAACTTATCAAAATCAGATTGTGCAAAATTTTTAACTAAGTCATCAATGTAAGGATCAATCGAATCTGCAACGGTTATATAACCCTTATTATTTTCTAACAATTCAGTAATAATTTTTTTAACTCCTTTATTTTTTGGATCGGGAATTTTTAATCCTTTTTGTATTTCTCCCTCTAGGTCGAAAGGTATAGTGCCCTCATTTATTAAATCTAAAAGTTTAGGACCTGCCTTAAATTCTGGATATCTTAATTGAAATTGTTTTGCAGATTCATTCATCAATGCCACCATAGATGTGCCAGTTGGAAAGAAATCTTTTACTCTTTTATAATAAGCATCAAACGCTTCATCAGCCTTTGGTTTTGGAAAAGTTGTACCTGCTGGTAAACTTGCTTCAATGTAATCTCTACTTTGTGTAATGGCATTTTTTAATTCAGGATATTTATTTAATGTTTCTACATCAATAACTGTACCTGGCTCGAAGCCTAACTTCTTTGCAATTTTAACAGCTTCTTTTGTGTCTGCTAAACCAAGAAAGGTTCCTCCTTTTTTTAAAGCTTCAACACCTGTCTCTTTTATTCTAAATTTGCCTACAGGAAATTTTTCATCAGGCATATTAACTGATCTTGAGGAAGGTAATTTACCTCCCGTTCCCTCAACATTAGTTCCGAATAAATCATCAACAGTGCCTACGGCTTCTTCTAAAGGTTTTGTAGGTATACCNGCCTTTTCAGTTAATTTGCCAATAAATTTTTTTAGTCGTTCAGTCATTAGTTATAATACTCATACTCTCTATAATCCCTAGAGTCATCAATATAATCATCATCCAACTCCACAAAATTACCTGCACGATATCGCATCAATGCCTGTGTCGTGCTGTCCACATAGTCATCGTGCTCCCCAAAAGGGAACGCTGCACACTCTTCAATCAACTCATGTGCCCATTCATAATCAGGATAAAATACTTTGCCTGATTCAAATATAGGTGCAATAGAGTTCACCCTTGTCAACTTATCATTACCCCTACTGGGTGTAAAGTTAGATATTGGGATACCTAGTCTATTCAATTCTTGTGTCAAAGGCATTCCTGATGCTTTTGCTTCAATGATGACAGTATCAGGATCCCAGTATTTATATTTTTCTAATGCAATCTTTTTTAGTTCAGGAAAGTCCCATCTGCCTTTATCAGCATCGAGAAGCAAGACTCCTGTGCCTAACATCCCTTCATGTTGAAAAACACCCCATGTGGTAATAGCAGAATAGTCTGCTGTTTCTTTTGCAGAATAGGCTGTATCAAAAGATTGGATAGTGTGTAACATCATGGGCATCGGTTTCTCCCATTTCTTCCACCACTCTCTTTTTAGGATTGCTGTTTCTTCGGAAGTAGGATTTTGTTGATATTGAGCCTGCCATTTACTTTCACTGATGGCTGCTTTTACTTTTAATAATTCTTCTGCCNTCCAATATTCTGGCCAGACAGGATTGCCACTGGGCATAATGGCAGGAAACTCAATAACCTCCCATTGATCTCCACGATCACTTTTTGCTTGAGCTCTAATTAATTGCCCTGTTAAGTCTTTCTCTGACCATCGTGTCATGACAACTACAATCGCACCACCGGGTTGTAAACGCTGACGAGGACCAGAGGTATACCACTCATACGCATTATCCATTGCCGTTGCACTTAGTACATCTTGTTCTGTATGAGGATCATCAATGATTAATAAATCTGCACCACGACCTGTAATCGCTCCACCCACACCTGCTGCATAATACTCACCCCCATGATTAGTTTCCCAACGACCTGATGCTTTAGAGTCACTGGCAATGCTCACATCAAATACTTGTTGAAATAAAGAATCATCAACTAAGTGTTTCATCTTACGACCAAATCGTGTAGCGAGTTCCGTGTTGTGTGATGTTTGAATTATTTTTAACTTTGGATTCTTACCGATCATCCATGCAGGAAACAAGTACGATGCGAACTCCGACTTTGTGTGTCGAGGGGGCATGTTGACAATCAAGCGTTTTATTTCGCCTGTAGCTATCTTCTCGAACTTTTCTGCTATTTGTCTGTGGTGAGCTCCATCAATAAAGTCGGGCCAGACATGTTTGACAAAAGGTATAAATTTTTTTTCGCAATTTTCTAAAAATTGTAATCGCTCGGAGATGAGTTGCTGTTCTAACTCCTCTCGTTGAAGCGAATCCAGATCCGTGGTTCGAGAAACTTGGCTCATTCTTCTTCATAGTAATTCATGACGAATTGTACTTTTTTACTATCCTTCTGCAATTGTTTTGCAAAGTGGTCAAAATAGTCACGCATCATGGTACAAAATTTTATTTGGTGTTCCTTGCTACTATCCATCATCTGTTTAAGATCTTCGGAACTCGTATAGAGTATTGCATCAGGATGTAAACCAAACCAATTTTTTTTATCTTCACAAACGTCAAAGACAATATTGACCTGAGGTACAGTATCATACCTCTTCTCTGCTATTTTTTGTCTGCGATAAAAATCTAGGTTAATGATCATTTATCCTTGGAAAAGGTTAGTAGTGCCACCTGCTAATCTTCTACCTGACCTAGCGTCAAACGTGCCTCCTGAACCTGATAAAAAGTCAGGTAACGAACCTGATGGTTCCGCTACACCTCGTGGTAAATTTATAATACCCCCACCCTCTGATGATTGATTTTCAGAAGGGGACCCTACAACATTGCCCCCATCACCTGATCCTTGATTCGTGGATCCTGATTGGGTACCTTCATCATCATCCATAAAGGCTGCAAGGACTCCCATTTTATCTTTTTGACCAAACTTTTCCCATTGCTCTAAGGCATCTGGTTTTATGTTGCCTTGTCGATCAATATACTTAGACCAAGGTGTTGGATTACCAAAAAAATCTTTTGTAAAAAAATTACCTTGAGTGGTGTATGCGATTTGATCTAAATACTGTGCTAACTCATTAGCTGCACCAAACTGTGATTTATATTGTGATTCAAAATATTCTTGAGGCGTGGAGCCTGATTGTTGTATGGCAAGTTCTGTTTCAGGAGATAGTCTATATTCACCTGTGCCAGGAGTAACTTCATAACCTAAAAATTTTGTAAAACCTTTAGAAGCATCTGCTGGTGTAATTGTTTCAAGAATACCTAAATTGGCTAATGTTTCTAAAGCTTCTGCATTTCTTCTGTTTATTGCACCACGAGTTAAAAAACCTGCGAGTGGATTCACGGCTCCTGCTAAACCAGTAACCATACCCTCACCTGTAGGAATAAGATTAAAAGGTCCTGTAGCTAGTTGTCCTGAACTTGTGATATTTTGATAATCACCAATATTTGCAGGAAACAATCGGCTATTTAAAAAAGCTCTATAAGCACCTGCGGGATCTGCGGGATCAAGTAGATTACGCAATGCACCTGAGCCACCACCTAATACAGGATCTGTTGTAAAATAACCTTGGGGTTGTATTCCGTTTGCCATACTCACAAAATATATAAATGTAGAACAGTTTCAAGAACAAATGTTTGTGTGTAATAGCGTCTGTAGGTAAATCTATTGTAACGGGGCCATGTTTCTGGTCCCCCCACCCTAGGGACCTGGAGCTCTGGCTCTTGGTTAGGGTACCTTGTCGTAGTTTGCATGGACCATGCTCCTCCAGGCACTCAGAGTGGCAGCTCCGGGAATTCTCCAGGCATTTTTTTAGATCCAAAACTAATGTGATAACAAATTGCGACAAGAACCAGGAGCTGAGGTATCAGCTCCCAGATAAATAAAATAATTAATAATCTTCTGGCTCGATAGTCTCGCCCATCTCGGTCATGAGCTCTCGGTACTCGGAGCTCTCCCCAAATACCTCTGGGCGATATTGTGATCGCAAATCCTTTTCACATTTATCACAACACCAACCGCATGAGATACCCATGCTATCGGTTAATTCATAACGATGATAATCCTCATCAGATAAACAAGGATTGTCCTGATCGTGAGCCATTCGACATTGGCTCGGTTGTCTATAATTGAACATGTTAATTTCTCCTTAAGAGGATTTTATTAAATATTTTTTGGGAAGTAAAGAGGCAGGGAGCAGGCGCAGCTGCTCCCAAGGAGAATTAATTATTTATTTTTTCTTTTTTTTCTTTTTCTTCAACTTCTTCAATTTTAGATTTAACCATAGTTTCAACCTTCTTGTATAAATCCCAATCTTCTGAAGTATCACAAATCTTACCTAGCTGCACATACCAGTGCCCCCAGGCTCTTTTGAATTCTTTGGCATCGTATTCATAGCCACCCCATTCAGTCATGATAATTTCTCCCTTCCTGTTTCATGATAATATTTCCAAACTTCTTTTGCAACCAGGGACTTGGGTGCGTGAGCCTTGAACATTCTAGCTGTCCACTTTGATCTCGTAGCAAATCCCGCATTACATTTGTATCCCATAAAACGCTCAAAGTTTATTATAGCGTTGCTCTTGGTTAAATGTTTGAAAAGATTAAATCTAAAATAAAGTTCTCCGACTGTTTCCGAATGGATAACAGGAACTTCTAAAGCACAAAGCAATAAGCCAAGATTAAAATCATTCTGGCCTGATGCTTCTAAATGCTTTCTGCCGATCTTATCGGTTACGGCTGTCCAATCAGTGTTTAATGTCATGTGTTAATTTCTCCTTTATATTTTTTATCTTCCGTTTTTTTCTCCTTTGTTTCTTCATAGACATAGCAACGAATGCCAAAAGCGTTTAATGCTTCGGTGATTGCTTCCAAAGTGTCTGTCTTTGGATCTTCAACCTCTACTATATAATTATTCATGTTAATTTCTCCTTTAAAACAAACTACCAAAAATAAGAAGCAGCATCAATTTAATTATGCTGCTCCTTGTTTCTCGTTTCTCGGCTCTTTCTTTTATAGCCATTCTTGATTTATCCAATAACCGTGATCTCTGTCGCCTTCGCCTTTGGGCTCATCTCTAAATAGTTCACGGCTCAGGCTATAAACCAAGTGAAAGCCCATATCCATCCCACAACCGCCAACTTTTACGCCCTGATAGTTTGGTGCTTCTGGGAGATCNAAAACTCTGGCGATGTGNTAATCGTAATTTGATACTTGTACCTCTCTGTCTGGGTGATCGCTTTTTTTCAATTGTCTAGTAGTGATGTATCTCATCATTCCGCTGCGTGATACATGGCGCACAGTTGTGTGCAAAGTATCACCTTTTTTAATCCAGCTTTTCAACCTTTCCAAAGACTCGTGCTTTTCTTCTTTTGAATATTTCATTTGTTAATTTCTCCTTTGTTGGGAGTTTATAGGAACTTTAAAAAATTATCTAGTTTTAAAAAATCTTTTTCATTAAAGCCAAGTTCCATGATACAGGGAGCAAGAAACCCAGAGGAAAGAAGTTCTTTACCCTTGTTTCCCTCGTATAGTTTAAAGCTTCTCGCTTCTTGGCTCTCGACTATATAAAAATTTCTGGGTGAACTTATAAAATGTTTATAATTCCACGATATTTGAAGAGGTGAGATATTAACTTTTTTCATTGGGCTACATTTAAATTCAAGCCAAAAGATAGAGCCATTATCATAATATCCGTAAATATCAGGAACACCTCGTTTNAAATACATTTCTATTGGGGTTGTTTGGGCTGTAAGATTTGAGATTATTTTCTTTTTAAATTTATTTTCTGGTTTCACTAGGGCTAATAATAACCCTAGTGAGAATTAATCAAGATTTAATTTTTAAATAAATCAATAACATCATTTCTAAAGCTATGATATTTATCAAGTTCTTTTTGGTCTAATAGATTAAGATTGAAATATTTTAACAATAATTCGTAAAGTTTCTCATCTATTTTTAACCATTTTTTATCGTTCATGCGTTTGGATTAGGTATTTTGATCGAAGGCAAGGAAGTAAAATCATCAATCAAAATATCCAAAGTGCCTTTGACATTTTCTTTTATTTCAATCATTGCTCTAATTATTCTTGCGTCATCAACAGGAACGGAAAAATGAACAGGGCTTTTATTATCCTCTGGGAGATTTTCCAAGCTTTTTGGTTTGAGTGTTCTATTAAATCTATATTTAATAGCTTTCTTATTTAAATGAATTAATTCATGTTTAGGTAAGTAAGTTATATTTACTGTTTTATCCATTTTTGCACATCTCCAAACATTCGGTTAAAGTATGTTTATTTTCTGGAAAAGATAAATCTCTCTCAATCTTTAAACCCATAGGCAGTTTTAATTCTTCTAATTCCCAAAGAGCAAAACTTCCCATTTCAGGATACCCAAGATCAGCAACACCAAAAGCAATTTTAGTTTCTGGATCATATTCTGATACATACCAAGTTCCCAGACCTGTTGGATTAAATAATTTAATGACTGCTTTATTCTTCATATCCTTTTCAGGATTTGCGTTTTGCAGTTCATGATTTTTTACAAGTTGTTCTTCTTGTTTCTTTGTCATTAATTGCATAGTTAATTTCTCCATTTCTATTATGAAAATATCCTAATTAATCCCACAGAGCAATATTTAAATTGCTCTGTGGAACTCTTAAAACGGAAAAAATTTACTGAGAAAAACGGCTTTCTTTTAACTTTGATACTTTTTTAAAAAATGTAATTAAATTATCGACTACATATTTTGCTCTATTATTAAATTCATATTTTGTATTACAGATAAAAAATTGTATTGGCTTCTGTAAGGTATGCTCTTTATTTGCTATCGCTAATATCAATTTTAATAACTCAACAAGTTTTTTATATTTAGATTTATTTTTACACCTGATCTCCAAATATTCGATATGCTCTAATTGACTGTAATTCTTTTGAGTATAAAAAATCACTCTTTTTGATATGACTGTAAAATTTTCAGATAAAAGGTCATCTCTTTCAGTCCACTCATGAGCAACACCACCAATGGCTTTTTCTTTATCTGCTTTATATCCAGATAACTCTTTTAAATGTTTTTTCTCCCAAACTTGACTAGCTAGTTCTGGCTCTTCATCTGGAGGTTTTCGTTCCTCTTCTTCCTCGTCATCATATTCTTCATCCTCATCCTCATCCTCATCCTCATCCTCATCATCCTCTTCTTCTTCTTTCACCTCAGGCTCATCATCATCCTCAGCAAGAATTTTATCTCCGTCTAACTCATCATTCTCATCAAGGTATTCTCTCCATTTCTCGTTTTCATCCTCAGGTATTGCCTCTCTATCTATTTTTTTAGTTTTGCCATTTTCATCTTTATAAGGATCAGAAATGTTTTCCTCTTCAATAGGTTTTTCTAATTTACTAACCAAGAGATGAACTGCCTTAGTTAATGTTGTAATTTCATTTTCAAGATGAGCAACCCTTGCTGAGCCATTAATTTTAATTTGCATATCCTGAATTTTTTTATGTAAATCTCTAGCTAATACCATTTAAATCACCTGTAATTTTTTTTATGCAATCCCAACAAAAAACATTGTCCTCAATATTAAAATTATTTTTGTTCTCATAATCTTCTATTTTTTTGTCATCACATTCAAAATCTTCGGTATGACAATACATAGCTTGTTCTTGTCTTTCGTTATGACTTCCACCTAAATCAAAATAATCTTGGCACATAGAACATTCTCTAAATGAAAATGGCTCATCTGTTAATTCATCTTGTGCAGTTTTAGATAATGAATTGAAAAATTCTCTGTTGATCATTTATTTCTCCCTATCATCAAATAATTTAACTCCCAAGAATATAATAAATAATAGGATAATATTCAATACAATATATAAAATCATTCTTCCACCTCGTATCCATGCTCTACTAAATGTTCTTTAAATTCTTCATCAGTCATATCTTTTACAAGTTTCCAATAAAAATCCCTCAATATTTGAGCAACAAATTTATGGTCCTCAAAACTTGTTTCTACTTCACTATTTACATAATCCTCTTTAGAAAACATAATCTTTAACCCTTACTTCCTTCCATTTTTTATCATCTTCTAATTTATATTTACATTTCTCAGGATAACTTCCCCATTGACTGCCAAAACAGTCAATAGCTTTTCTAACAAAATAATCACTATGATAGTAATTATCAAAATCATGCTCGGTGATTAACGTATGCAAACCACCAGAGCATTCAATAAATATCCTGTATATGTTCTCACTCATGAAATGATTTCACCATTTTTATTTCTAATGATGTCTAATCTTTCCTTTTCATAAATACAATGCAAAGCTTGTGACTGCCTTTCTAATTCTCTCCAAAGTTCACCTTTAATGGTATCTGATAATTCACTTACCATATTAGCAATTCTTTTGGTTTCTTTATTAAAAAGATTTTTTTCATGAAAATCATCACAATCCCCTGTAATCTCAAAAAACTTTTCAAGAAAATTAAAATAAGTTTCTCTATCTTTTTTTGAAATATCACAATTTTGTAATAAGTGTTCATAGCTATATTCATTTTCCATATTTAATTTCTCCATTCTATTCTGGGATATTATAGGAATTATAATATTTATAAAGTGTTTTATCCGTCTTAAAAACTGCGTAAGGTTTTTTAAAAGTTAAGGTAATCTCATCAGGTTTATCAATTGGATGTTGGCTACAATCATACCAAGTATCAAACTCTTCAATAAAGTCCTGAATTGGCTCATCATGTGTATACTCATATACCTTTTGTTTTTCTGGATGCCAAAACCTTGTGTGGCTTGATTGTACTGAAATAACATCCCCTCTCATTAAGGGGATGCCATTTTTTTTCCATACTGAAGTTGCTGAGGGATGAGTTCCTAAAAACTTTTCTACAAAAGCTAACGCAATAGGGCAACAAGCACTACTACTTTCACCCATGTCATAATGCACTTCTCTAATATTTAAATTAAACATTCGCTAACCTATCTGAGTGAAATGATTTTAATTGTGTCATCATAGTCATAATATTTTGACCAACACTAGTTCCCATGTCAGCTTTTAAAATACTTGGGTTAAAATCTTCCCAGACTTTTTTGACATCATCAGTAGTCTTACAAGTTTTTAAATATTCTCTCATAATTGTTTGCACCTCATAAAACTTTTTGCAATATTTNCTTAGTGCTTGATACATAATATTTTTCTGTGCTTGAAATTCACACAGGGTATCATGATCCTCTTGTGTTCTAATTTTAAACCTTAACTCAGAATTTTTTGCATCAGGTATTTCTAAAGCATAAGGATTAGGGTTGTCATCATAATTGTAATTTTCACTTTCAGGAAATTTTTTAGAAGAATAATGTGCGTAGTTATTTAACGCACCTAACTCTTTATAATAAGTTCTGCCTTTAACAAACTTACACATATCCTCAAAAGTGCAAAAATAAAAAGGATTTTTACTGTCCTTTAAAAATTGATCAAAATATAGACAACCTAAATACTTTGCTTCCAATTCAAAATTAACAGGACTGTTTTTCCAATTATGATAGTAAGGTTTTTTAACTTTAATTGTTTCTTTAAAGCCATCTACATAAGTATCTTCATCTTGCTCTATATCAAAAGTTGTTTCTGCATTAAAACTATGTCTTGAAGTGGTTAATCCAAATTTTCGAAGCGTTGCTAAATCCTGATCACCAAAAACTTCATAACACATTTTTTTGACAATCTCATGAGAAGCCAAACGTAAAGATTTAAAAGTTTCTACTTCCTCATCTAACTTTTTTCTCTCATCAGTTTTTGTTTGTAAATAGATACGACCATGCTCGTCAAGTATCTGAGTTCTTATATTTTGATTTAGTTTCATATTTCTCTCCAATAAATATTAATTGGGATATTATAGGAATATTTTTTTTAAAATGTCAAATGAAAAAAGCCCTCCAATATTTAGGAGGGCTCGTTAAAGTGGGAATTAATTATTCTATATATTATTATGTTATCTTTTCAACAAACTTCGCTAATTTTTCTAGCAACCATCTTAAAATCATTCTATTACAACCTCTTCTATTCTAAATTCTTCTATCTTAGTTTTCTTTGGTAAAATTTGTCCTTTTATCTTTCCCGTTATTTGTACTTCATTCATTCTCTCCCCATTNTTTTCAATCTCAACAATAGCACTTATTTCACTATCTGCTTTTACTTCATACATCTTGGNGTAAGCTTCATATACATAAACTTTATATTTACTTTTTTTCATCCCAAATATCCATAATTAGATCAACCAACTGTAATTTAATATCCTCATATCTTTTCATAATTAAATTATCTGTTTGGTCAATTTCAGCCTCAGGATAAAAATGAGTAATTAAATTTTGCAATTGCTCATCTAGATCATCTTCATCAATTTGTATGTCTGCTCCGTCAATCATCTTTACCGATATCCTTACGATCTATTTCTTTTATTTCTTTAACATCATATCTAGCTGTATCTAAATCTCTTACAACAATGGATGCCTCAGGATTTTCTTTTGTTTTTGCTAAAGCCTCATCAAAATCTTTAGCTTCAATTATATGTTCTTGCTTAAGAACTTTGTGCATTATTACTCTAAATGTTTTCATTTTGCTCTCCTTTACTTAATAGGGGAAATGTCAATCCTAAACGGACTCGTTATCATTTCCCCGTTTCGTTTATTACCCAGATGATTAAAGAGCTCTGGGGTTATAACCTTAAAGCTCTGTAAAGTGCTAGACCTGCTAATGATCACAATGAGAAACAAGCCTAGCACAATGGAGTGAAAAGACTTTTAAACGAGCAAACTTGCTAGTAGTTAAAAGCGAGGAGAAATTAACATTTGATAATCTGCTCATTGTAAAAGTATCGTGTTCTCTCCTTTCTAACTCCATATTAAAATTAGTATTATAACTTTATGGGATTGTCAAATACAAAAATTAATTTTCATCAGAATTATTTTCAATCTCTTTCCATTCGGCATCTTGAATTAATTGATTTTCTTGTTTGTATTTTTCTAATTTTTCTCTTAATTCTTTTCTAGACATATTATCAAGACTAGCAGTTACCACCTCTTTACGATCAACATAAAAGCCACCAAGCAATCCTCTTCGATACTCAGCATTTATCGCTGCGCTAAACTGATCTTTCTCAATAGCCAAATCTCTTAATCTTGCCATTTCTCTTGCGTGTTTCATAAAATCTATTTTCGCCGCCTGGGCATAATCTTTTGTGAGTTCATCAATATATTCTACAACACGAGGAAACATTTTAGGGTTTTGTAAATTACAAGCTATCTGTGTTGCTGAATGTTCAGAATAACCAGCAAGTTTTGCACATTCTGTTGGTGTAGCTCTACCATTCTCTTTTACTAAGATTTGAGCAAAGGACCTTTGCCTTCTGGTCAGTCCGTCTTTTTCAATTATATCACCATGATTTTTAGCCATAACATTCGCAATCTTCTTCTATATCTAAACCACACAAAGGACAAAAGTCAATAATTTCAAGCATTTTGTTTTCTCCTAAAGTAATGAGGTAATGATAAAGTATTGGCTAGGTAATGCCTTAAACTATTGAAATATATATATAATATATACATCATTACTTGATTACGTGAAAAAAATGAAATGAAAAATTTTTTTATATAATAATTGTTATAAAAATAACTATATATTGTTTCTAAAACTAATCTGCACCGAGATTCGTGACACATGATACTGAAAATTACCCCGAAAAACCCGTTTTAAGAGCCCTGAGGAGCATGATTATCTACCCTTGAAGGCTTTGCCGTATCCTCTTGAAGCTAATCTACCCGCTACCTTAGGTTTTCTAGGAGAAATCTTATTCCCTTTTCTAGTTTTAATAACCATTCCACCGTCTTTACCTTGTGGAGTTTCTGCGTCTATCTCTTTTCTTTTATCTAATTGATCCAAAATTTTTTTAAATCTATCAAAATCTGTTTGGAATTTTATATCCTTATAAGATTCTATTTTATAGTCAGTTTCACCATCAAGCACATTAACGGCTTCATTTATTTGTTTAGTTTTATATTTTAGACCACCACCAAAGGTTAAAACTTTATCAAGAAATAATCCGATTTTCTCGGTCAAATCTGCTTTTTTCTTATCATCTGCCATTATTTTTTACCTTTCATAGCACGACCATAGCCTCTTTTAGCTAATCTTCCTGCAACTTTTGACTTCCTGACCATGCCACCTTTTTTGGCATATAATAAAGCTGCACCTATTGGATTTTCTTTAGGCTTAGGATCTTTTTCTTTTTTACCTTTTTTTCTGAATCTTTTAAAAAACTTTTCTAATTCTTCACTTTGCTCTTCTCCTTGATAATTTTTCAAAATCTGATCAAGTTCTTCCTGAGCAACCTGCCCTTTGAGAGTATCTTTTTGCTCTGGCGATAAAGAGTTAAAAATACTTTTAGGAATGTCTTTTACTGTTTTCTTATCATCTGCCATTATTTTTTCCTTACTGTTTGCTTTGCTCTTGCAAAAGCTTTAGCGGTAGGAGCACCTTTGGCACCCTTTTTACGCATCTTTTCACCACGTTTTCTTTTTGCATGAATGTTAGCATAAAGACCAGGGCGAGACATTATTTTTTACCTTTTTTCTTTGATTTCTTTTTACGGAGCATTTTAAAATCTGCACCTGTGATCTTGCCGTCTTTGTTTACGTCAAGTTTTTTCTGGCCTCCAACGAGTCCACCATTTTTCATACATACACCAAAATCGTTTCGCATGACATATTTGTATCATTAATGCAAGGTTTTTTCTATCTTTTTTTCCTTGACACAAGAGCAAGGAAGCACCACCAGATTATCTCCAAACGTAGCCACAGAATAGCCCTCTCCAAAACAAAGAGGGCAATCCTTCTTACTTAGGCGTTTGTATTTTCTTGAGGGATATATTTTTTTCCTGTTTTTTCCCATGCATCTTTTCCTAAAGCAATACATTGCTTGATAATGGTTTTAACAGGCAGTCCTGTCGTTTTTCTGATTTCAGCGACTATTGCATAATCTTCTAAATCTGCCGCTAAAGATTTATATTTCGTTATATCGGTCATAACGTGGCATCCTTTCTACCAAAGTTATAGGCATGAGATTCATTGCAAAAGACACTTGTGTAATACCCTTCTTCATTCAAAGTATTAGCTATCAATCTACCTTGAGTCATACACTGATTTAAAGAATTAAAAGGTGTATCCTCAACAAATACCTGGCACAAATCTTTATGTGCAATAACAGGACTAGCAATACAAATCGTCAATACCATTACATAAAACATTATTTTCCTGCTTCACCCCATGTCTTACCACTTCTCTCATTTACAAGACTAGGAACTTTTAATTTGTCTACGCAGTTTTCCATAATTTCCTTGACTTTATCAACTTCTTGGGAGTTTTCAAGACTTATATCTACTTCATCATGAATGGCAATCTCAGGTATGATACCTTCGTTATATAAATCTAACATTGCCTTCTTGGTTTGATCCGCAGCACTACCTTGTATTAATCTATTCAAAGCTTTAAATGTAAATGCTCTACGAATATCAGATCCATATTCTATCTCAGCTTTATCTCTGGGTAAGGGTGTAGAGATCCCCCATCGATTNGGTTCCCACATTGGAAAACGACACTTACGACCAAGCAATGTCCTGATGTGTCCATGTTTACTTGCAGTTCGACTCGCAATCTCTTGGAGCTCTTTTACAAAAGGTACGGTTTTGTGATATCGATTAAGAATTACTTCTGCATCGTGAATCTCGAGCCCTAACTCTGTTGCCATTTTACCTTTACCCATACCATACATGATCCCTAAGTTTATACTTTTAGCTTCATCACGACTNATACTAGCCATGTCAGCAACCATTTGATGAAAGTCTACATCCTCACCACTATTGTATTGTTGTAAAATTTGATCGCTCCCTGATAGTCCACCTTTAGAACTTAAAGCATAGTGAACCAAGATGCGTGGTTCTTGTTGCGAGTAATCAAANACGTGCCACTTTTTTCCTTGCTCAGGTATAAAGATCTGTTTGATCATGTCCGCTATGTATTTGTTTCGTGCTGGCATCTGCTGAAGATTGGGATTGGAGTAACTCATTCGCCCGGAAACAGTTCCGCCTTTCTCACCCCGTAACTGATGGATCTCAGCATGAATCTTACCTTTGTATGTATGTTTCTTAATCGTTTCAATAAAAGTAGTTCGGGCCTTGTTTATCTCACGACACTTCACAACTAACTGTGGTAGTTCATGCGTATGGGTAGCTAAAAAATTTTTCGCAAAACTAGGAGCNTTACTCTTNGGTGTGCGAAGATAAGGNATGTCTAAAGCATCAAAAGCTTTGGCTACCGAAGCNGCNGCCCAGATTTCTACTTCAATACCTGATAAACTTTTAATTTGTTTTAAGATTTTCTTCTCTTCTGATAAAAGCCGTGTTTCTAGTTTCGTTAGATTATCCTCATCGATACAAACACCCTTCTTCTTCATCGCATATGTTAAGGGTATGAGATCCGTTTCTAATTCACAGATGTGTCCACATTCTTCTTTTTCTATTTCGTGTTTTAATCTTTCATAGAGTTTAAGCGTAAGCACCGTATCTTGTTCTGCGTACCCTCCGACATACATCGGCGGCAACTTGTACATTTCGGCTTTGGCATCAACCCCAAATTCCGAAGCAGCTTCTTGAAGCGCCGTTTCATTCTTCGTTTCACCAATGTAATCATATCCTAAACTATTAAGATTAAACCATTTTCGATTTTCGTCAATCAAAGGAGCCATGATCATTGTATCATGCACCCGACCGTTAATCGTAAAACCCTCCGCTTCTAGCCAACCCATATCATAGGAAGCATTATGAAAAAGCTTAGGTGTATTAGAGGCTAAAATTTTTTGTAAAGGTCCTCGAATAATTTCTAAATCAAAGTTTCCACCTCCTTCATGGCGGATGGGAAAATAACCCTTCCAACCATCAACAGCAATAGCAATACCTGCAACAAAACCGTCTTGACGACAATAGCCAGGTCCAATGGATTTTAAGTTAGGATCACAGGTTTCCACATCAATACAGATCATCTCTGCGTCAGATAGATTAGGTACTTCCTGTGGTGGCACCCATTCAGGGGGAACTACAAATGGTTTTAACTTTTGTTCCATACTTGTTTTCTCCATTCTTCTAAAAGCGCTTTAGATATATCTTCATGTAAAATCATAAGTTGTCCTTTTGTTATCTCCACAGGACTATGATTGTTGTCTTGTATTTTTTGTGTCTCTTCTTTCGTCATACTCATTAGTATTTTGTTTTGATCAAATATTATTCTCATTGAAATATCTCCGTAAACTCTCGACTACTATTACTTCTAATAATATGTAATGATTTTTTAGCACGGGTTGCACCCACATAAAAAACTCTCCTTTCACTATCTCTATTTTTTGTAAATCCTTCATCCGCTTTGCGTGAAAGATCCGTTAATAACATGACATGATCAGCCTCTCCACCTTTAGCCCCATGAATAGTTGATAACTTTATTCTTGGTTCTTTTTTTAATTCTGTTTTATCTCTNGACATAATTGCACGAAGATAAATAGAGCGAGTAGAAGGAACTTTATCTAATGCATGTTCCCAAGGCATATTTGCTTTTGCCAGTAAGCCATACTTATCTTGTAGTTCACGATATGAAAATAGTTGCCCAGGCATTGTTTGTATGTTCATTCCTTTAAAACCTCTTTTCACACCTTGTCCTACTGTCATATAATAATAAATAGACTTAACCTCATCTAAAGTTATCTCTTGTCTAGTTTGTAATTTGTGCCAAGCGTATACGGCAGTATAAAGTTTCTGTGCGATAGAGGGTTGATTACCCCTACTATAATAATGACCATATTGTCTAAGATCATGTTCAATTTGATCTAACAAGTAATTTGTTCTGGTTAAAATAAGCCATTGCCCATTGTCAAAAGAATCACTTGATAAACGATAAGCGTAAGAATTAGTAAATCCACGATATTTTCTTGGCCTCCAATTTTTCTGTTGTCTTACATTAATACGAGAGATTAAACGATCTGCAACGTAATGTGCTGATTTAGGTATACGATAAGATTGCTCAAGAACTTCTTTCTCCCAATGATCTGCTTTTATTAATCTGGTGGGATCTGCTCCTGCCCAATCGAATATAGCCTGATCATCATCTCCTGCTAAGTAGACTCGTGAAGCATGTTTAATGATTTTATCAATCACTTTCCATTGTAACCAAGACATATCCTGAGCCTCATCCACGATAACAACTTCTAACTTAGGTGAAGAACCATCGTTCACAAAATCAATTAATAAATCAGTGTAATCTCTCACATGCATTGTATCTTTATATTTCTGTAAAGATTTTACAATATACTGTGTCTTATTCACACCTCCATCTAATTGACCAAAGCGATCATACTCTTGTTCGACTGTGGTTCCCCTAGCTCTGGAGAGATCATATATATGGAGATGTTCGTTGTTATGAATAGACACACCNACTTCTTCAGCCGATGTGACACTTACTAGGGGAACTTTTATAATCTCAGATAATTCTGAGTAATGTTTTGGTTTCATTATTTCATCTTGAGAATAATTCATGGCTTTAAATACAAACGAATGTATNGTGCGAAACCAAGGTAAATCTTTTTTATCTATTTTAAATTTAGTTATAGCACGGTGGACTGCCTCTTGTGCCGCTTTACGGGTGAAAGCTAAATAAGCTATGCGATCAGGGGGTACACCTTTATCTAATTCTTGTTCCACAATCCTTAACAACCTTGTCGTTTTTCCTGTACCTGGTGGACCAAAAATTATTTTTTTCATACTATCTTACAATCTCCCTGATCATTGACGTAAATAAACTTTACTCCTAATTTTTTTTGCTCCTCTGTTTTTTGAGAATAAATTCTTTTACCTCGATGACGAGCCACCTTTACTTTATCAGAATAATATCGTTCTGTCTTTACATCGAAGAGATGCACTGTGCCATTACGAAATCCAATGATATCTACGGGCCCAATTTTATAAATATTATCGAAGGGAATGTAGCCATGTTCAGCTAACCAAACTAAAGCAAACTGATGGGAAATCATCCCTTTAAGGTGCTGTCTATACATTATAAAAGAGCCTCAGATCCATCATCCATATCAGGGACTGAGAAGCTAGTTTCGTGAGATCGTTCATGAGGAACCATCCAAACAAACTCAGTTTTATTATTAATAGACAAACGATGATCACCCCCTCTCCTTTTTAAACGGATATGTGCTGCCATCTCTGTCGTGGTCATCCCTTTAAACTTTTTCTTTTCCTCTAAAAAATTTATTAAGAATTCCATTTTAAAATAAGCTTTCATTTGTTCTGTCTTTTCATCCTTCTCATATAAAACATTACCTAATTTAATTTGTTCACGACTATCAGCCATTGGTGTTTCATCTAAAAAAGAATTGAGTAAAGAATCAAAACGACCTGCTTTTGTAATCTCCCTAGGCATTTCTATAACCTGTACTTTCGAAAGTAATTCATTGAGTAATCGAATCCACTTCTTTTGAGGCATAGGCTCAGGAAAGGGAATAATATTTATTTCATCAATGCATCTTTTTAAAAATAAACTTTGGGAATACAATTCATCTGTATTTAATTCAATAGGTTTGCCATCAATATTCATAAACCAAATTGATTGATCTGATTGAAACTTACGCAGGTCAGATAACTGAGAGGCATAATCCTCACCAATACCAAACTTACGAACACTACATTCTGTCGAATTACAATGATTACACATAGGAGGTACTTTACATTTATACTGATAGTCTTGTTTTTTGTGTTGATTAATCGTTTTCATTACTTGTGCAGAACTTAAAGGTGGTTGCATGTAATCACGATTAAACTCGTCTACTTTCAAAGCCCATTCATTTTCATCTGACCATTTTCGTTTTGCGTAGACTGTGTATTGATAAAGAGCTTCATCACGACCACCCTCTGGAATACCTAAACTCATCATGGTTTGTAGACAGGGTGGTCCATCCGATATCTCTTCATTTTCTTTCTCTTTTATTTTTGCTTTTAATTTTTTAAAATCCTCAGGTTTCACAACTACGTTATCGTAATATTCTACAAACTTATTAATAGTTAATGCATTGCCACTATCATCATAGGCATAGCGAGTAGAGTTTTCTCCTGCAAAGTATGGCAAATTTAAAAAATTACCCGTGTCACCACGATCAACNTTTATTTCTATTTGCTTTGGAAATATTTCACAAGAAGCATAACCAAGGTTAGAAGCAAATTCTTGTAATTTTTTACGCATCAATACGGCAGGTATAAAGTCCTCTACAAATAAAAAAAGGTGTGCACCACCTGATTTACTTCTAAATACAACTAAGGGTATCTTTTTACTTTTAATGTCCTTAGCGATTTTCTTATGGTCTAAAGGGTAGGTATCAACATCAATACAACCCCATTTACATTTACTGTCATCATTAATTGGAATTACACCTAAAGAAGCACCTTCTCCTTCTAAATGTTTTTGCCACAATTGGTCGGTAATGGGTTCTTGTATTACTTTACCACTACCTTTAATTTTATTTTTGTCTGAAACTTCACCAGAACTAATAAAAATACCATGAGCACGGTTCTGTCCCTCAAATATTTTTTTAAATTTGTCTACTAGCATTGATTAAAGGGGCGGTAGAAAGGAGAAAGAGAGAGAAACACCCGCCCCAATAGAACTTATATCATACCTGATTCTTCTTTGTCACCATTATCTTGAGGTGTTTCCTCTACTTCAGGCTTAACTTGAGTTTCACCAGAAGCTACGGATTGAGAGAATACTTTAGCGTCTTGTAAAATTTTTGCATTATCAACCTGACAATCAAGTTCAACTTGCCAAAGTCCCCAAGACATTTGCTCCTTCTTTTTTAATTCACCCTTTAACCTATAAATAAACGCATATGCAGGTGGATTAAAAGGGCCATTTTTACCTTGTAAAATTTGTGACTTTATCATCGTGTTCCAAAGCTTCGCTCTTTTGAAGTTTGTTGAAAACATAGATATTTGTGCAGGTTTCCAGACTCCATCACTTTCTTCATACAAAACAAAAAAGTTTCCATCTGTTCTAATGTATTCATCAGTGATTTTACCATTTTGATCTACAAGTTTATCTTTGGAATCTACTTTATTTGTTTTGGTTAAGATGTCTGATGAGGCATCATATGCACCTAAAAAACCACCACCATCTTTTTCCATATCTTTCCAATGGGTAAATTGTTTAACAAANGCACAAGGTATAACTCTTACCCCTGTGTCTTTTGCCCACAGTTGTTGTGTGATATTATTATAAATATCTGCTTTCCTAGCATCCTCAGGTGCATCTGTACCGTTACCATGAAACAATTTAAGTCTAGGTGTTTCAAGGTCTTGAGTGCTTACGTTTTGTGTACCGTCACCTGCATTTTCTTCAAGAAACGATCCGATATTAATTGTGCTAACTTCTTTGTTTTCGGGAGTAGCAACAGCCCCCTTCTTTTTCGGTCTTGGCATCTATACCTCCTTAATTTTGTACTTTTGTCTTTTTACCGATGTAAATATTAAAAGTGTCATCTGGAACACTAATACCTTTTTTCACCAATTCTTTGACCGTGCTTTTTAATGTGCTTGGATGAATTGACTCTTGATGCGTGACAGGTAAACCCTCGTTAGATAATCTTGACTTTAATGCAATAGCGTCTGCATCTTGTGTCTTATCAAATTGCACTGATATTTGATTTTTAATAATAGATCCTAATCCATTATCTCTTAACCAATTATATGCCTCAGGTTTTTTTGCCTCTGAAATGTGAGCATAGATATTATCAACTACTGTTATCTTAACTCCATTATCAAGTTTTAGCTGCTCTAAATTCATAGATAGCATTGCCTCAGGTATTATTTCTTCAGATAATTTTTTTATTTTATCTTTAATACTTTTGAGTTCTTCTTCTTTTGTTTCTTGTATTTTGTGCCACTTTACGAGGCTTTTACAAGCTTCGGATAGACTATCAAGATCAGATGTATTAGTATTAAAATCTTGTAAATCATCCTCTAATTGTTCGAGAATATTATCTTCCATATTGAAATCTCCTTTGATTGCAATATAATGGGAGAAAATGAAATTATCAAGTGAAAAAGAGTATAGATATAAAACTCTCCCTTATGATCATCAAAAAGAAGCCATAAATAAAGCTTATAATAAAGATGCCTACGCATTTTTTATGGAGATGGGAACAGGTAAATCTAAAGTATGCATCGATGATATTTGTATTTCTTATGAAGAGGGAAGAATTAATTGTGCAGTGATTGTAGCACCAAAAGGTGTGTATCGTAACTGGTCGCAATTAGAATTATTAAAGCACGTACCTGACCACATTGACAAAGATATTATAACTTGGTCACCTCTTTCTACTGCGAAAAACAAAAAAGAATTAAGAAAGCTTTTTGATAAAAATAATAAACTAAAATTTTTTGTTATAAATGTTGAAGCCTTTAGGACAAAAAAAGGATTAGAATTTACAAGAAAAGTTCTTGAGGCAAACCAATGTGCTTTTGCTGTTGATGAATCTACGGTAATTAAAAATCCTCAGGCATTACAAACTAAAAATATACTATCATTAAAGAAACTTTCTAAACAAAGAAGAATATTATCAGGGCTACCTGTTACTAAATCTCCCTTAGATTTGTTTTCACAATGTTATTTTCTTGACTCAAAATTATTGGGATTTGAAAGTTATTATGGTTTTAGAGCAAGATACGCTGTCTTAATACAAAGAAACACATCCTCACATAGTTTTCAAGAAATTGTTGATTACAAAAATTTAGATGAGTTAAACAAAAAATTAGAAACCTTTTCAAGTAGAGTTTTGAAAAAAGATTGTCTAGATTTACCAGATAAACTTTATACTCCAAGAATTGTAGAATTAACAAAAGAACAAGAGAAAGTTTACAGTGACATGAAGCGAGAGGCTATGGCCATCATAGGTGATGACGTAATAAATGTTACTACTGTTTTATCTCAAATAACTAAATTACATCAGATAGTTTGTGGTTTTGTTTTAAATGAACATGGTGAAGCCACATTAATAGATAATAATAGATACCAAGCCTTATTAGATGTTCTAGAAGAAACAGGTGATCAGAAGGTTGTTATCTGGGCAAATTATAGACATGATATTAAGAAAATTTTAAAAACAATAAGAGAAAAATATGGGTTTAATTCCATAAAAGCTTTTTATGGAGATACGAAAGATCAAGAAAGGCAAGATATTGTTACTGAGTTTCAAGATCCTAGTAGCGAGTTGCAATATATTATAGCCAATCCTCGCACCGCAGGATACGGTTTAACACTCACTATATCGTCTACTGTTATTTATTTTTCTAATTCCTATGATTTAGAAATACGGATGCAATCAGAAGAAAGAGTACATCGTATTGGTCAAACAAAGAAAGTTACTTATATAGATTTGGTGACACCTAAAACTGTCGATGATAAAATATTAAAATCATTAAGAAAAAAAATAAATATATCTAGTGAAGTATTGGGAGAAGAATTAAAAGAATGGATTGTTTAGCATAACTGATATGCCTTTTTTAGACTTTTCAAATCATTTAGTTAATTTAATTATAACTCTAATTTTTATTATTTAAGGAGTTACAAATGTTTAATTTAACAAAACGATCAATGNATCATTTTCTAAATTTTTTCAAAAGTGAAGAAAAAAAAGAAGAAGAACTAATAGATTTTTTAAAGGCAGAGTATAAAAAAGATTGGAAAGCAGCATATGCTTGGTATTTAGAAGAGGGTACTTTACCTAATTACGTCAGGAGAACTCTTTAAGCAACAGAGTTTATACCACCAAAAATAGGATCTGTGGCACCAAAAACGGCTTGGCCTCTGGCTAATGTATTTGGAGTTGTTGCATTAGTCATAGTTGCCATATTTATACCTGATAAGGAAGAAGCAGGGGACACGTTTGGTATATTAAGGTTACTAAAAGTTTGATTTGTTTGCGTTTCAGTAGTTTTTTCTTTACCTGGCACTGGCACCTCAATGACATCATATCCATAAGGAACTCTTCCTTTTTGTTGTTCTTCTATCTCATCTTGCACAGAGGAGCCAATTAAACCATAAACTCTTCCAAATAAGCCTTTGACTATATTTAATTCCTCTAAATTTAATGATTTACCTTCCAACATTTTAAGTAAAGCTTCCGCATTNTTTTTATCATAAAGAGCACCAGCAATAATTTTTTCTCTTTGTGCTGTGCTTAATTTTTCCATAAAACGCATTCCAAGTTCAGCACTTATAAATCTTGTGCTTGTTCTTCCTGATTGAACAGCAAATACACGAGAAAGAATCTGAGGAATACCTGTACCAAAAATTTGTTGTATTTTATCAGGCACAGCGTTTGGTATCTTTTGGGGATAACCAGTTAAATTTAATTTATAATACGCTTTTGTAATATCCAANAGCCTATTAAATCCGTCAGGATCTCCTTGTGCTTCATAAAAAGCTCTTATAGCTTCTTCGTTTTTGTTTAAAAATTTAGTCATNCCTCCAACTTCTGGTTGACCACCTTTTACAATTGTAGTTTTTGCTTTATAACCTTTTGCAGATTCCAAAAATGCATCAAAGATTTGATTTTTAAAAGCAGGTAATAAATTCTCATTGTCTGAATTAGAAAGAGCTTTAACAATATCATTCATTTGTTGAGGATCTTTTAGTGCCTGAGTTACCATGTCTTTCGAATTTTTGTAAGTAAGACCTGTTTTCAACTCATTATTTTGCACAAAATTATCTAACTCAATATAGTCTGCGAACTTTTTACGATCATTCATTACTTTAATTCTATTTGCAGCGTGAACACCTAACTTAATTTGACTATCCAAAGCATCTTGTATAGGGATGTAGCTATCTAAGGCCGCAATCATATCTGCATTGTTTGCCCTGAAGTTTTTTAATTTATTAATGTCAATGAGACCATCTTTATTCAATACGCCACCTTTAGTGCTAAATAACATGTCATAAAAAGCAGACTCTATTCCCTTCACAGCCTCTACATCATCACCAAATGTATTAAAAAATTCATCAATTGATTTTTTATCAGTTAAAAAAGCCTTACCTACAAGTTCATCTTGTATTGCATATTCACCTGTTCCAGTTTGTGTTAATATTTTATTTACTTGACCTTTTTCAAATATATCAATGTAATTTTTTTGTTTAGCTTTTAACCAATCGTCATAAGCTTGAATACCTGCTAAATTATCATCTACAACTCCATCAACCTCTTTAACCATGATTGAAAGTTTTTTTATTAATTCAGAATTTTCATTAGGTTTTTGCATAGCTATATTTAAATCTCTTAACAAGCCCTCTTTAAATTTGATCAACTGTTTAATGGGTATATCTAAAGTGGGATCTTTTATATCGACTGTTACTTGATCACCTGCAACACCAATGCCAATAGGTTCTCCAGCCTTAAGATCTCTACCCATATATGTTTTTCCAATATCATCTATACCTGCAATTACTTTACCTTGATTGTCAAACTTAATTGTTCCTGGATAGGTAAAGGTTATTTCACCCATGTTATAAGTTGGAGCAATTGCAATATCACCTGCGTCTAATTTAGATTGTAAATTTTTATTTAAATTAGTGATTTGATTTTCTAAATTTTTTTCAATGGATTTTACTTTTTCCATATATGTTTTGTAATTTGTTGTAGTTGGTGAAGATAAATAATCTTCATATGCTTTTGTAAGAGCCTTATTTGCAGTATCAATAATGGGTGCGAAATCATTACCTAAATCTCTTATTGCATAAAATTGATCAGGTATATCTTGTGTTCTTGTGCCAAAGTCAGGTTTTACTTTAGTAATGACAGTGTCTTTAAAATCTGTAATGTCAAAATTTCTATCTCCGAAACTATCATCAACTAATCTTATTAAATCGTCATCGTAGGTTTGTCTTGTTTTTTCTTTTAAATTTAAATATTTGTTTCTTAAATCTGTGCCTACCACTGTAAGGTCTTTCTCTGCTACTTTTATTGTGGCACCAGGAGTTAATATATTAGTTTGTGTCTGTAACTCATCGTCAATTTGTTGATCTACAACTCCTCCAACACGATTATTAGTATTAAAATAAGAGCCGAAGTTTCCTATTTTTTGTTCCGTTGCCACAACAACTGTTTTGCCATCTGCATTTTTTGCTGTCGTATATATAAATTGTGTATTAGGAAATTCTCTTTCTAACGCTTCATCAACAATTTGATAATTGGATAATGATTTTTCTTTTACTGTTTGAGCAACTTTATTTTTTTGATTGGTACGACCAGGTGTAGTAATTTTAAAACCACCATCTACTAAATTTGACTCAATCGATCGTTGTGTTTCAATTAAACTAGGATTTTCAGTAGCTTGTGCTAGGGAAAAATCTAAACTTGGACCGTCTACTTCTCTTAAATTTTTAATTTCTTGCTCAATATATTCATTTCCATTTATATCTTTCTTTATTGTTTGAACTACCACATTATTTATACGGTTTTCCAAGTCTAACGATTCTTCTCTTGCAGCTCTTTCACTAGGATTTATGTTTGTGCTAATTTCTTCAGCTATCTTCTGCGCCTTAGTTTCACTATTTCTTTCATTAAACATTTTTATTAAATTATTTGCAGGATTAGTGTCAGGATTTGCTTGGTTAAATTCAGACCATTTGTTAAAAAAATTTTTTGTTGAATTGAAAGTAGCTACAGGAACATCATATACAAGACTACCTATTTTTTGGAAACCACCTGCACCTACAAAAGGTAATAATGTTTCAGTTGCCAATTTAAAAGGCGTGCCTAATAATGAAAAACCNTCGTCTGCGCCCTCTTCAGTTAATTTTTTACTAACATCCATACCTCCTGAAAAACCCATGGCTGCTAAAATATCGTCTGCTACTAATCTACCTAAGCGACCTTCTTTTTTAGCAGTATCATAAATATCAATTATAGTGTTGTACATCATCTTCATATTATTTTTAGCATTAGCATACACACCTTTAAGAACTTCAGGATCTGTAACTTGTAATTTGTTAGCTGATGTAACTTTTGTAAGTCCAGCAGTAACCGGAATGGAATCTACCATGAATGATCCCATATTATCAGCAACTCTTTCTGCAAAAGTATCTGGCGTAAAAGAAGGATCGATTTGATTTAAAAAAACAAAAACATCATAAAGACCTTTTTTTATTTTTTCATTTCCAGGTTCAAAATCAAAATCAGGTAATTCTTGTTTTTGATTTTTAATAAATTGGTCTTGTATTATTGCAGGAGAAGTAACATATGCTACATCAACTATCGTATTTAAGATATCTAATACTCTATTATTAGCACCTTGAGTTAAGGCCATAAAAAAATCAGTTTCAGGCTCGGGAAATTTTCCTGATACTTGTGCTCTAGTCAATCCAACATCTTTAAGATATTGGTTTACCATAAAATTAATATCGCCTGGTTGTTTATTTAATTTTTGCATCTCAATTATTATTTGATCAATGTCATCTCGAGCATCTAATATTTTGCCACGCAGTTCTTTATCTTTAGGTAAATAAAATCTTTGATTCTCTACTGTAAATTCTTCCTTAGAATAATCAATTTCTGGTCTATCAGGATCTACTTTTTCATCTATTCGTAAAGAGGCTAATCTATCTTCGGGACTTGTAACCTCAATGGGTTCTTCAAGATTAAACTCATCTTTTGCTCTATCAATTGCTGTGACCATTAACTATCCTCATCTACTAAAGGTCTTAAATTTAAATCTAAGTTTAAATCCTCTAA